TACGGTTCGAATTCGACGGATAGCGACAACCCGGGCTGGCTGACATCTCCTGCCGGTGGTCACTCGCACACTATCAACGTGCCCGGAGCCGGCGAGCACTCGCACACCATCACCGTGCCCGACGCCGGCGCGCACTCACACGCGATCGACGTGCCCGACGCCGGCGCGCACACACACACCATCAGCGTGCCCGAAGCCGGCGCGCACTCGCACACCGTCAGCGTTGCAAATGCCGGCTCACACACGCACACCGTCACCGTGAGCGCAGCCGGTGGCACAGAGTCCCGGCCGCGCAACGTGTCCATGCTGGCCTGCATCAAGTTCTGACCGACCGAACATGTCCACCAAGCCTGTTCCCCAGCTCGACTCCGCTGGCCTGTTCGCTGGCATGACCGTGGCCGATGAGAGCCCGATGGAACCCGGTGTGTGGCTTCTGCCCGCCGGCGCGCTGGACGTCTCACCGCCAGCGGACTGGCCACCCCTGGTGCTGGCCCTTTTCGCCAGCGACGAGCAGCTGCAACAGCAGGCGCTGGCTGATCTCACTCAGTGGCCGCGCTACAACGGCGCACGCTGGGAGCTGGTGACTCGCCCGCGATCAGCCGACCAGGCGCAGGCTGAGCCCACTGCGCTGGAGAAGCTGCAGGCGTTCCTGGTCGCGAACCCGGACGTTGCCGACCTGGTGACGCGCGGCAGCTGAGGCCGCAGGGTCAGCCGCACAGCAACAAGCCCGGCAGCGCGTGCAATCGCACGCGCGCCGAGACACCCTGTCGGGGTCCGCCCTTGGAGCCCCACAAGTGTCCGAAACCACCTACCACCACGGCGTCCGCGTCCTCGAAATCGCCTCGGGCGTGCGACCCATCCGCCTGATTTCTACGGCCGTCATCGGCATGGTCTGCATCGCGTCCGATGCGGATGCATCTGCATTCCCACTCAACACCCCGGTGCTCATCACCGACGTGCTCAGTGCCGTGGCCAAGGCCGGCACCCAGGGCACGCTGAAGGCCTCGCTCACCGCGATCTCCGGGCAGACCAACGCCGTTGTGGTGGTCGTGCGCGTCGCCGCCGGCGCCAATGCCGCTGAAACCACGAGCAACGTGGTCGGCACCGTCACGGCCGAGGGCATGAAGACGGGCGCCAAGGCGCTGCTCGCGGCCGAGGCCCAGCTCGGCGTGCGCCCGCGCATCCTGGGGGCCCCTGGGCTCGATACGCAGGCCGTCACCACCGAGCTGGTCAGCATCGCGCAGAAGCTGCGCGCCATGGTCTACGCCGGCGCCGATGGCTGCGACACGGTGAGCGAGGCCTTGGCCTACCGCGACGAGTTCGGCGCGCGTGAGCTCATGCTGATCTGGCCCGACTTCAAGCGCTGGGACACCACCACGAGCGCCGCCGTTACGGCGCCGGCCACGGCGTATGCGCTCGGCCTGCGCGCGAAGCTGGACCAGGAGCAGGGCTGGCACAAGACGCTTTCCAACGTCGCCGTCGCGGGCGTGATGGGCATCAGCAAAGACGTGTTCTGGGACCTGCAGTCCTCCGACACCGACGCCGGCCTGCTCAACGGCGGTGAGGTGACCACGCTCATCAACCGCGAGGGTTACCGCTTCTGGGGCAGCCGCACGTGCTCGGACGACCCGCTGTTCGCGTTCGAGAGCGCCACGCGCACGGCCCAGGTGATGGCCGATACGGTTGCCGATGCGCACATGTGGGCCGTCGACAAGCCTTTGCTCCCCGGCCTGGCCCGCGACATCGTGGAGAGCGTGCGCGCCAAGCAGCGCGAGATGGTCACCGCTGGCCAGCTCATCGGCGGCGACGCCTGGTACGACCCGGCCGCCAACCCGGCCGACACGCTCAAGGACGGCAAGCTCCGCATCGACTACGACTACACGCCTGTGCCGCCGCTCGAGGACCTGACGTTCAAGCAGCGCATCACCGACACCTACTTCGCGGACTTCGCGAAGGCGGTCAACGCCTGACGCCACATCACTGACTGGAGACCGCGATGGCATTGCCCCGCAAGCTCAAAAATTTCATCCTGTTCAACGACGGCCGCGGCTACCTCGGTGAGGTGCCCGAGGTCACGCTGCCAAAGCTCCAGCGCAAGATGGAGGACTATCAAGGCGGCGGCATGCAGGGTCCCATCAAGCTCGACATGGGCATGCAAGGCCTCGAGCTGCAGTGGACCGCCGGCGGCTACCTGACCGACGTGTTCGCGCAGTGGGGCGCGACCAAGCATGACGCCGTGCAACTGCGCTTTGCCGGTGCGCTGCAGGGCGACGACGGCACCGTGAGCCAGCTCGAAGTGGTGGTGCGCGGCCGGCACGAAGAGATCGACAGCGGCAACGCAAAAGCCGCGGACAAGACCGAGCTCAAGATCAAGACGGTCCTCAGCTACTACCAGCTGCGCATCGACGGCACGCCCATCATCGAGATCGACTTCGTCAACATGGTCGAGATCGTCAACGGCGTGGACCGCCTGGCCGCAGTTCGTACTGCGCTGGGCATCTGACCCCGCCGCCTCCCACATCCCTCCCGCTCATCCCCGACATGACGACTCCTGCCCCCACCACCACTGTGACGCTGGACACGCCGATCCAGCGCGGCGAGACCACCATCACCGAGGTCACCCTGCGCAAGCCGCGCGCCGGCGAGCTGCGCGGCGTGAAGCTCGCCGAGCTGCTGCAGATGGACGTGGCCACGCTACGCACCGTGGTCCCGCGCATCAGCACGCCCATGCTGCTGGCCGCCGACATCGACGCCATGGACCCCGCAGACCTGCTGCAGATCGGCACGGAGGTGAGCGGTTTTTTGCTCACGAAAGCGACGCTGGCCAGCGTCTCCCTGACTGCGTAGAGGACGCCATGGCCGACCTGGCCATGGTCTTCCACTGGGGGCCCCAGGATCTCGCGGCCCTCGACCTATCCGAGCTGGCGGACTGGCGCGAGCGAGCGCGGGAGCGTGCTGAGCCGGCCGAGTGATCCCTCCCCTCCCCGCCCGAAGGTCCGCCCATGGCATCTCCCCGCGACCTCCGCCTGCAGGTCATCCTGCAGGCCGTCGACAAGGCCGTCGCCCCGCTGCGCGGCATCACCGCCGCAAGCAGCAAGACCGCTCAAGCCCTCAAGGCGGCCCGCGACGAGCTCAAGGGCCTCAACGCCCAGCAGGGCGCCGTGGAGCGCTTCCGGCAGCTGCAGGGCGCCATGCAGAGCACCTCAGCGCAGGCCAAGGCCGTGCGCGCGCGCATTGAGGAGCTGCGCAACGCACAGGCCTCCGACGCCGGCGAGGCCAAGGCTCATGCCCGCGAGCTCGTCGCGGCCGAGAAGAGCCTGGCCAAGCTCAACAAGACCAGCGCGGAGCAGAGCACACAGCTGCGCGCCATGCGCGCCGAGCTGCAGCGCCTGGGCATCCGCAACGTTGCGGCGGACGAGCAGCGGCTGCAAGGCGCCATCCAGGCCACCACGGCATCCATTGCGAAGCAGAAGGCCCAGCTCGATCAGCTCGCCGCCACGCAGCGACGCATGGCCGCAGCGCGCGCGGCCTACGACAAGACACAGAAAACGGCTGGCAACCTGGCCGGCGCCGGCGCAGCCACGGGCGCCGCCGGCGCTGCCGTGGCAGTGCCCATCATGGCTGCGGTCAACGCGTACTCCGAGCAGGAGGACGCCACGACGCAGTTGCGCGTCGCGATGATGAAAAAGAGCGGCGAGGTCGGCGCCGATTTCCAGCGTGTCAACGACTTGGCCGTCAAGCTCGGTGACAAACTGCCCGGCACCACCAGCGACTTCATCGAGATGATGACGATGCTGCAACGCCAGGGCATGAGCAGCAAGGCCATCCTCGGCGGCGTTGGCGAGGCTGCCGCGTACCTCGGGGTGCAGCTCAAAATGCCCGTGGCCGAGGCCGCGGAGTTCGCGGCGAAGATGCAGGACGCCACCCGCACCCCCGAAGGCGACATGCTGGGCTTGATGGACCAGATCCAGAAGAGCTTCTACTTGGGCGTGGACAAGAACAACATGCTGCAGGCCGTCACGAAGATGAGCCCGGCATTCGGCATCTTGAGGAAGGAGGGCCTCGCTGCCATGCAGGACCTCATGCCGCTGGCGGTGATGATGGACCAGACCGGCATGGCCGGCGAAGCCGCCGGCAACGCCATCCGCAAGGTGTTCCAGTTCAGCGTTGACGCGGAGAAGCGCGAGAAGGCCAACAAGGAGCTTAAGGGCTACAAGGCTGGCTTCAAGTTGGATTTCTCGGACGGCAAAGGCGAGTTTGGCGGACTGGAGAAGTTGTTCCAGCAACTGGAGAAGCTCAAGACGCTCAACAGCGAGCAGCGAGGTGCCGTCATCAAGAAGCTCTTCGGCGACGACGCCGAGACACTGCAGGTCGTCAACACGCTCATGAGCAAGGGCCTCGATGGCTACAACGAGGTGGCGCAGAAGATGGGCGCGCAAGCAGATCTGCGCACGCGCGTCGACCAGCAGCTCGGCACGCTCAAGAATCT